CTATCCGTATTCCATTCTCTTTAGCCCATTCTGTAAATTGATGGCTGACAACTCAGGACCATTATCACATCGAATGACTGAAGGTTTTTCACGCCATTCTAGTAATTGCTTTAATGCTCTAATGACTCTGATGGTTGGCAGTGAAAAATCAACATCAATGGCTAAGCCTTCACGACGATAATCATCAATGATGTTCAATAATCTGATCTTGCGGCCATCCATTAATTGGTCGTGCATAAAATCTAAAGACCAAACTTGATTGGATTTAATGGGCTCTTTGAGTGGTTCAGGTTTATGTCTTTTTAATCTCCTTTTAGGTTTAATTCGTAGGTTCAAAGCCAGTTCACAATAGATTCGATAAACACGTTTATGATTCCAACGGTATTGAGCAACATGTCGCAGATAAGCAAAACAGAGCCCAAATCCCAATCTCGATTTTCTTCAGTCAGCTCAATTAGTTTTTCTGCAATCAAAGCATTATCGCTCTTGAGTTTTGATTGATAGCGATAACATTTTCACTGATATTAAATGCAACACACGCTAGACGAATGCTGACCGATCTTTGTAATATTGCCTCCTGAACCATCTTTCGACGACAAGATGGCTTTACCACTTTTTTGCCATGGCCTCTTGGATGATCTCAGCTTTTAATCTCTCTTCAGCGTACATTTTTTTTAGCTTAGCATTTTCGGCTTCTAGTTCTTTGAATCTTGCCATCAATGCAGTATCCATACCGCCATATTTAGCTCGCCATTTATAAAATGTCGCACTACTCATTCCATGTTCACGACACAGAGCAGTGACAGAATACCTGATTCGCTTGTTTAAAATTGCCATGATTTGGCTATCAGTAAATTTAGATGTTTCATTAAGAATCTCCTAACTTATTTAAATTAAATAAGCGAAAATTCTACTTTTGAATCCTATTATTTTAGGGGGATACCCCCCATATCAGGGGGTTTTATTTACCTAGAAATAGTGTTGCAAATCTTAAATTGCACGTTTGAAGATCGTGTACTGATATTGAGTTGTAATCTCTCAATTACTTGCTGAATAGTCATTGTTCTGCCTGCCCATATATACCTCGTATAAGAACTCGCATATCTTTATCCGCTGTGCCCCATCAAACATAGCTCTCATAACTTAATTGTCTTCAATACTATTTCTGGTGCTTCTCTACACCCAATCGGCGGCATAGATCCTGTTGGCATTTTTGGCATATCTGACCAGCTAATGGAGAATTTCCATAGCCTATACTCGTTAATCGCCACCTTGCCCATGCTTCTAGAGCATGATCAGCAAGCTTTAACATTTCTCTATTAGATTTTCTTTCTTCAACCTTTTGACGTTGCTGTTCAATAAATAATTCACTCTTTGGCGTGCGATACCCAACAACCTCACCACTTTTTAATTACGCCATGTTCAATCACAACCCTATTTCCCCATACCAACATTGCCGCATCACGACCGTGGTTATTCGTTTGGCCAATCCATCCCGTTAATTGATTAAATCGTTCTGCATCTAGCTTTTTGCATTCGACTTTGGGCTGACCAACATATATCTAAATCCATGCTTTTAGCAAAGTCTTCCCATATTTGGCTATCACGTTTAACACTGCCTGCAATCTTGCTGTATTGCCTTTGTTGTAACCACCCCATCTGAGTTTTCTAGCATCTTCAATGTATAAAATCGGATCTTTATCTTGAATTCCAAACATATATCCATGGCATCTAAAATGCTATATGAAGTCACAACAATGAGCTTCTGATTTTGCGAGATTGCAAAGCCTGTATTTACACTGCAATCAATGCCAATCGCTATACCCATAGTGCCTCCTCTTCTTTTAATAGTTGATTCACCTGATCGAGGAGCGCACGTTCTGTGCCAAATTTCTTTGCCAGACCTCAGGCCATCATGAAAAGAAACGCCGTATCCACTTTGCCTGTGATGCTTTGACACAGTGGTAATACTTCATAATTAGATGCTCTTTGGCTCATGCCTTGTCCATCACGGATATGATGAATTTCAGCAGGACTTCTACCATATCCAAGATTACGGCATACGATACATCCAAGATCCGCAACTCTACTCATATGCTTTTGTTCACTTTTTTTCATAAATGCCCCATACCATCACCATTGATTTGATTAATTGCATGTCTCTTCCCCCATTTGCTTCATAAACTCTTTAAAATTAAATCCACGCTTTGGCAATGGCTGATGCTCAATTTCAATCACAAATTCTGGCAACTCACCCCCAGCATTTAAATATTCTTCAAGCGCCGCAATTCCTTTTTTCACCAATGCTTCTGCTTTTGCATGCGTTGCTGTTTGCAACTCACCACCAATAATCCCCATGATGAATAATGCTTCTCGCGTTCTTTGTAAACCGCGTTGCTTAAGCGCTAAGTCAGATGACCAATAGACGCATGTTGCAAACAAAACATCAAAATCAAAACGCTCATCTTTGCAGTACGCTAAAAACTCAGGCAATGTTGGCGGAAAGGTTTTGCCACTTTGTGCCACTTTTTCTAATCCCATCATTACCTGTTTAGCCGTTAAACCTGATAATCCTGCTTTCCATGCCATATTTTCGCTAGCAATCTCACCAAATGAGTTAGTCCAAAGCTCACCGTACATTTGGCTCATAAACTCCCAAATTTGTTCGAGTGCCTGAATTCTGCGCTGCTCTTTGCGCTCTTGCTCTCTCATTTGCAATTCGTACTCGTTCAACGGCTGACAATTTGCGAGTTGGATAGTTTGGATAGGTTGCATGATTATCTCCTTGTGTTGCAGATAAACGGTTGGCGTATTTGCCTTCATAAACTTTGATGAAATTGTTTGGACGTAAAAACCAAGTGAAATCCATTACCCAGCCCTTAGATCCACCGCCTTTTAAAAATTCTGATTGATTGGCGATATCAATCGCCTCGAGAACTTGCTCAAGTGAAAATTCTTTAATGCGAGCTTTTAATAACTTTTCGCGTTGACTGCCTGAAACAATAGCTTTGATTTGAACAAAGCCAGAAGCGTTCCATTTGTCGATGATTTGCTGATGAGCATTTTCTGGTAGGTTATTACTACTACCATACTAATAGGTTCAAAAGAGTGACTGGTTCTATGTGCAGCTCCTGCACTACCCCCTTGTGCAGCTCCTGCACTAGGTGGTGCATCTGTTGCACTAGGTAGTGCATCTCCTGCACTACCCTTTTTGGTTCCTCAGCCAGTGGATGACCATCTAAAGTTAAGTAATAGATATTTGATTGCTTCTCATTGTTTTTAATGCGATTTTCAACACGCAAAAGACCCATTTCGACCAATGCGTCGATATGATTAATCACAGATCTTTTGCTAATTTCACATTGATCAGCAATATTTTGATGGCTTGGCCAACACTCACCAGTGTCACTCGCGTTATCGGCAAGCTTTAAAAGAACTAACTTCCGTAATGGATTACCAACTTTTATTTGCATTGCCTTGACCATTAACATCATGCTCATATGGACTACCCCTCAATCCATTTTTGATTATTGATATAAGAAATTAGTCTCATGATCTTCTCCCATGAGTTTTTTCATCAATTCTTCTCTGATGCGTTGAGCTTGCTTAGTACGCAAGAATTTCGGACAGATCCAGTATTCCTTGTATCGAACAACAGAACACTGTGGATGAATCGTTACAAACTCGTCTTGAATGTGATATTCATAACGTTTTTCAGATACGCGAGAACGAAATGCGCCATAAGCAAATTGAACCATTGCTTGGCGATCACTTAATCTGTTACCGTTGAATAGATGCAACCAGATGTAATCTAAATTCGTAGCCATTAGAAATCACCTCAATCAATACTAATCTGCTCGATTTGGTAGCGTGCTTTCTGCTGTGCTTCTTAGAAAGCTCCAATCAATATCAGGACGTAATTCCTCACAATTAACGGCGCTATTAGTAGCTTTTTCAATAGCAATACAGATATTGATCCGAGCTTGGTATTACCTGATTTGGCACGACGCAAATAATTGATAGAGGTTTTGATTTCTTCTTCAAAATTAACTCTATCGATAGCAGAAAGAGAATTTATATATTCGATCAACTTGTCCATAATGTTTTTACACTTCAAAATTACCACGGGACAAATTATTACAATTTTGCAATATTAAATCAATACATTTATGTAATTTACATTTATGTAATTTGCACTAAAATTTAACTAAGAGGTGACCTATGAACAATATTTCAAATACTAGAGCAATTAATCTTAAAAAATGGATTGATGCAAAATACAATGGGATTCAATCAGCATTTATTGAATTCACAGACACCAACCAAGGTGAAATATCTAGCCTGTTGAATGGCAAGAGACCTTTTGGTGAAAAAAAAGCTCGTTCATTAGAGAAACTAGCAGGCATGCCCGACATGTACTTAGACAACAATATTGATACGAATATTGATGATGTGTCTATACGCGGTATGATCCCTGTAATTTCTTGGGTTGCTGCTGGTAGTTGGTCAAATATTGAATCTTTACCGCCTGATGAAACACCTCGTTGGTTACCATGCCCTGTAGGTCATAGTAAAAATACATATGCATTGCGCGTGTCAGGTATCAGCATGCAAAATCCAAATGGAAAACCCAGTTTTGATGACGGTGATATCATTTTTGTAGATCCAGAACGCTTTGCTGAAAATAAATCATTCGTTGTTGTACGACTAGATGATGATATTACTGCGACTTTCAAACAATTAATCATTGAGAATGGTGAGAAGTATTTACGCCCTTTAAATCCAAATTGGCCTGACAAGATCATCAAAATAAATGGAAACGCGACTATTTGTGGGGTAGTAATTGGCAAATGGGTTGATATGTAATTTTATAAATAAAGCAGACATAATTTCTACAATAGCAGGATATATACTTATGAAAGACAATATTAAAAATATCCCCATTACTAATTCTCAACGAAGAAAAAATAAATTAGGACCACTTGCTGTAGAGTGCCAAGTTTCAGGAAGGTTCCTTCAATTTAATAAAAAATCCACATATGTAGGAGATGACGAGTTTATCATAGTGGATGTCTTTCCAATGCAAATAGATGATAAGATTGAGCCAAAGAAGATCTGTGAACTAATCATTACAAGAGAAGATCTTTTGGAAGCTTTAAAACTTATTTCCCCAGAATAATTGCAAAATAATCTATAACCAGCCACCTTCGGGTGGTTTTTTATTACCTGAAATAAATCAAACAATTACATATATAGCAGCATAAAAATCACAATATTGCAATAATATTACAAATTTGTATTGACAATAATAATTACATTTTTGTAATATTATATCCAAGCAAAGAACAACGAGGTGAATTATGAAGTATCTAATAATTCCAGCCCTTACTGCCATAGCTTTTCACTTTGCCTTTGATGATGCCCTATTAAAGGACATCCAAACAGGCAAAAAACTACTGATCTGCAATGGCAAGCATGTTGCCCCAGAAATGGTAACTGGTTTCTCAGATGGAATTTGGTGGTTTCGCAATGGATATGCAAAAAATTGTGAGGTAAAGCAATGAATTTTGAAATACATCCGAATTATGGTGACCCGTACTATGACATCCCACAATGCATTGAGTGTGGCGCAGATGTACTAGAGTACAGAGCCGAGATTGACGAGGAAGGCTACATAGAAAGATGCCTTTGCTCAGAGTGTAAAAAACTTTATGAGTAATCAAGGAAATATCATGATCAAAATCAAAAACATCACAAACGACGGTAAAACAACAACATTTGATATCTACAAAGTTATTAATGGCAAAGAGGTCTATCAATCAACGGATACGCTCTACAAAGTTTTTAGAACTGAGCGTTCAATTCTGAAGGCATTGGGGTACTAATCATGATTGAAACGTATAAAGCTACACAAAGAGAGCGCAAAGAGATGGCAGAACAAGCAACTGACAACTGTGCGAAAACATATTTAACAACGATCGCTGACACCCTTGGCGATGTTATCGAAGATTTAGAAAGTTTACTTCAAGACTAATTAGGAGAAAGCCCATGAATAGCTTAAATCATCAGGCATTAGCCTTAGCCGAAAAATTTGGACTCAATATCAAAGGTGATGAGCTGATTACCGCATTAAAAAACACCGCATTTAAGACAAAAGATGAAATTAGTGATGAACAAATGATGTCACTTTTAATTGTGGCCAATCAGCACAATCTAAATCCTTGGACAAAAGAAATTTATGCTTTTCCTGATAAGAGTGGCATTGTTCCTATCGTTGGTGTTGATGGTTGGAGTCGCATCATTAACTCCCATCCACAATTTGATGGACTAGACTTCGAACAAGATGCAGAAAGCTGTACATGCATCATTTATAGAAAAGATAGAAGTCATCCAATTAAGGTCACTGAATGGCTAGAAGAATGTCGTAGACCGCCATTTGAAGGTGTTAATCAAAAGACTAATAAGACTTATAAGATCGATGGTCCATGGCAATCTCACCCAAAGCGAATGTTGCGCCATAAAGCAATGATTCAATGCGCGAGATTAGCATTCAGCTTTACGGGTATTTACGACCAAGATGAAGCGGAAAGAATTGTTGAATCTTCAAAGCCACAGCAGCCAGCAGGTATGACAATCGCTGAAATAACAGCAACTATTCAGACCCTAGAGACTGCGGCCAAGAATGGGAAAGAACATTTCATTCAAGCTTGGGGTGCTTTAGATGACGATACAAAAAACCTAATTGGTATTGAAGAATTCAAACGTATCAAAGCAATGATGGCGATTAATGCTGAATATACAGAGGTGCCAAATGACCAATAATGAATTACAACGCACTGAACAATGGTTTGCAGACAGAATTGGCAAAGTCACAGCATCACGTTTATATGATGTGATTGCAAAAAAAAGAACTGGTGAATATACCGCAGCCCGTGAAGTTTATCTAAATGAAATCATCTTAGAGCGTCTCACGGGCGTATCTGAAGAAGTGTTCATTAACAAGGCAATGCAACGCGGCATCGATTATGAGCCAAAGGCAAAAGAAGCTTATATGCTCAAGACAATGCATGAAATTGAGGATGTAGGGTTTATTAATCACCCTACTATTCCAAACTTTGGAGCAAGTCCAGATGGCTTAATTTTGGACATGTTTGGACAACCTCTTAACAAAGGTATTGAGATCAAATGTCCAACTCGATCCACCCATTTAAGAACATTATGGAAATCTGATATTAGCCCTAAATATTTATATCAGATGTATGGCCAAATGATGGTCACAGGATTTGATTCATGGGTTTTCATGAGTTATGACGATCGTTTCCCTACCCACCTACGTAGTGTAATCATTGAAGTAAGCATTACAGATGAGATCAAAGCGGAAATTGAAGAAGAGGTCAATAAATTTAATGCCGAAGTAGCCGATATTGTTGAAGCGCTCATGAATCGTAAAGAGGAGGAAATATGGGCTGCCTGATACAAATTAACCAACTACTTGCTAAGTATCACACCTTGCTTTCAATTGCAGAGGCTGAAAAAGAACGCAGTATGCAATTGCAAAAATCAGATCCATTTCAAGAAATTGACGTTTTCTATTGGAGAGGTCAAGCCTTAGCAATTACTCATTTTATTACTGATTTAGAGGCTCTTAAAAATAAAATCCATTAAAGAATTAGAGATCTTACGACACAAACTTTATCAACGCCGTAACAAAATGATGCATATGGTCGGATCACCAGCATACGCAGCGTTGATTAAAGATATTAAAAGAGTTGAACATGAGTTACACGAACTAAGCAAAGAGGTCACAAATGGCTAGAGGTATCAATAAAGTCATTCTATTGGGTCATTTAGGAAATGATCCAGAACTCAAATACATGCCAAACGGCAATCCCGTTGCAAACATGACAATTGCAGCCTCTGAGGGTTGGAAAGATCGCAATTCAGGTCAGCCACAAGAACGCACTGAATGGCACCGTGTGGTGATCTTCGGTAAATTGGCAGACATTGCAGGACAATATTTACGCAAAGGATCTTTGGTATACATCGAAGGACAATTGCAAACGCGTAAATGGACTGACTGCAATGGTCAAGACCGTTATACCACAGAAGTCGTTGTGAACATTACGGGAACATTACAAATGTTAGACCGTAAAAATAACGGTAATGGCAGCGAACAACATAACAGCAATTCACGTACATATTCCAATGCGCAGCCCACCAACGGCTTAAATGAATATGACATGCAAAATGTTATGAATAACGCCTTTGATCAGTTTGATGATGACATACCATTTTAGGATTAGAGTAGTTATGATCTTTGAAAAACGTTTAAGACATCAATATGAATGGACAGAAGGCAAAGAAAGATCTTTTTTGAATAAACCAACACGTGACTTTAAAAAAGATCTAAAAAAAATGCCTTTATTGGCACCAGTATTAGAGATCTCAAAAAATGTTCTTTCTCTAGATGATGAAAAGAAAAGACGTATTTTAGCTCATATTGAATACGATCAAAAATTAAGAGATCGTCATGCTAAGCGTTGGAGAGCTGCACGACGTATTTATTTTTCTTTATCTGAAGATTTAAAACAAGAAATAATGAAAAAGTGGAACGCTAAAATTTACCCATTGACCTCTGTAAACTTTGCTCACCTTGTTGATGTTGTAAGTGGTAACCAAGCAAAACGATTAGCAGAAATATCTGCTAAAGAACAACAAGAAAAATTGCTCAAACAATCACAAATTGAGCTGTTTGCCTAAAAATTATTGATTGGAGAGTATATGACAACGATTCAAGTACAACTCGATCCTCATTCATCAAAGAGAATTGAAAACATTGAAGCAATGGTACAAAATATCATCTATCAATTAAATTCTGAAGATGAGCCTTTGGAGACAGACCGATTTTTAAGAATCTCAGATGTATCAAATATCATAGGGTTTAATAAGAAATGGATCTATGAAGCCATTCAAAAGGGGCGATTCCCTGCCCCAATAAAATTTGGTACATCTTCACGCTGGAGATTGTCTGATATAAAAAAATGGGTTGATTCTCAGAAATAA